ATGGGAAAGATGTGTAAAAGAAGTAAAAAAACAGTTGGGAGAAGGAAAAAATCCTGTATCTTTGTTTATTGAATCTCAAATTATGAAAATAGTAGAAAAAAACTTACCTCCAAGAATCACCAAGGGTGATTTGATAAGACATTTGTCTGAACAAGGTCCTGCCACGGCACCAACAAAACCAGCAACAAAACCAACTACAAAACCAGGTACAAGACCAAGACCAAAACATCCTGGTCAAAATCCAAACCCTGGAGTAAACCCAGCACCTAAGGCAGGAAAGATTTCTCCTGAAGACGCTAAGGATAAAGTGATTGACGTAATTTTAAACCTATTGAAAAAATAAAATGGCAAAGATTAAAGAACAAATAAATTACGGGGACAGACCTGAAAGAATGGACCCAAGGTTAGAAAGAAAATTAGCTAGCCCTGAAAGTTTATACGCTCAGAATCCTGCCATGAAAAAGGGTGCACAGGATGTACAAAGATTAGTTAGTTCAAGATTTGGAAAAGTTGCGGACAAATTAAAACAAGTTACAGGTATAGAAGATATTAGTTCTCAACAAGTTCAAGGTATGGTTTACCAAGAAATGATGAGAAAACTTCCTGCAATTATGAGAATTGAGGCGGCACATAGAGAAGAGTTGGAAGATTTAGCAAAGGAGGCTTCATTAGAAGAAACTGAGGTTCCTGAGGATTGGTTTGAAATTGAGGCTAGATTGAATAGAGATGGTATCGATACTTCTGACTTTAGATATCAAGAAGAAAAACCTGAGAAAAAAGAAAAACCTGAGATGCCAGAAATTCCATCGTTCGATGTTGAAGATTTGACCGACGAGGAAATTTTAGAATTAGAAAAACATAAGAGAAATATCATCAACGCAATTGTTCAAGGAGCTGCAAAGAAAGGACATTATATTTTTCAAAAACCTGATGTCAAAGCAAGATTAGACGCAATCAACCCTTCTTTGTACAGAGATTATTTGGGTATTATGGCAATCAACGATTTCATGTATTTTAGTATGGAACAAATGATTGAAATGATGAGTCAAAGTGGTCAAGGTGTTGCTGGAAAAGTTAAACTTGAAGACAATGATGATGAAGAAGAAAGTGGCGATGATGAGGGAGGAGAATCTTCAAACACTAAAATTATTGCCGACGGTATGATTTTTCCTATCCTATGTCATGAAATTATTAAAGGTATTGAAGAAGCAAAAGGTAGATATGGATTACCTCAAGACCCTGAAATGGCTCAAAGAGTTATGGGTCAAACAGACCTCCTGTCAAACGAACCTATGCAACTTAGAATAGGTCCTGAGATTGTTGAAAAAATCAGGTTTGCATTACCTGATGAAATGTATTCAGAATCAAACAAGGGCCTGATAAACTGGTTTCACACTGTATTATACCAGATACCAGCCGAAGAGTTTTTAGAATTAATCGGACTTGCAATTTCAGAGGATGAATCAAAAGTTAGAAAAGCAACTTCAAAATTCAAAGAAATTATGAGAGAAGCTCAACAACTTAAAACCGAGTACGACGACTACAAACAAAGTAATGACGATGAAGAAATGAGTGATTTCTTAGGTAGTTTAGGACCTGGTGATTCAGACGATGATGACGAGGACGATGGACTTGATGATTTCTTTAGCGGTTTAGGTATATCGAGACCTAAATAACTAAATGTGTGACTAAAGAACAATTAATTATAGAATATACGAAGTGTATGAGGAGTACTCCTTACGCACTTCGTACTTATTTACAAACATACGACAACACAGTCTCTAAGTATGTTCCATTGGATTTATTTCCAGACCAAGTTTCCCTATTAGAAGATTACGAAAACTACAACGAAAACATCGCCTTGAAGTATCGTCAGGCAGGTGTATCTACAGTTACAGCCGCTTGGGCGTCAAAAAAACTTGCATTTGCAAGAAAAGAAAAACCTGAAAAAATTCTAATCATTGCCAACAAGTTGGATACCTCCATGGAGATGGCAAATAAGGTTAGAAGTTTTACAGAACAATGGCCTGCTTGGGTTGGTATTGGATTCTCTGTGGAAAAAAATTCACAAAGACACTTTAAACTTAACAACGGATGTGAAGTTAAGGCGGTTGCAACTTCAAAAGATGCTTTGAGGGGATATACCCCAACCATTCTTATTTTTGATGAGGCGGCGTTTATCGAGGCTGACGGAGATTTCTGGTCAGCGTGTATGGCCTCACTATCAACGGGAGGTAAAGTTATTGTTGTATCCACACCAAACGGTTACGACCCAATCTATTACGAAATTTATGACCAAGCCTTACGAGGTATGAACGATTTCAAAATCTCTGAAATGTTTTGGTTCAGAGACCCTCGATATACAAAAGACCTTTACATGGTTAAGACAAATGATTTAGTTCATTATCTATTGAACAGGGAAGATTATCCAGTTGATGTTTTGATAGACTTATCTATGGATAATCCATATGAGAGAGACCATAGTGTTGTAAAAAATTATGTTGAGCAAGGGTACAAACCGTGTTCTTCATGGTTTGAGAGTATGGTAAAAAAACTTAAATACGATAGACGTAAAGTGGCTCAGGAGTTGGAATGTAATTTCTTGGGTTCAGGGGATAACGTATTTGATTCTGAGTTAATGCAGAATATTTCTAAAAATCAATTAAGAGACCCTCAAGCAAAATTGATGGGTAATTCCTTGTGGATTTTTAAAGAACCAGTTAATGGACATAAGTACGTAATGGGTGTCGACGTTTCAAGAGGAGATTCAGAAGATTTTTCATCAATAGAAATTATTGATTTTGACGATAGAGAACAAGTTTTTGAATATGTTGGAAAAATACCTCCAGATATATTAGCTGAAATTGCCTACAAGTGGGGTACAATGTATAATGCTTATTGTGTAATTGATATTACAGGTGGTATGGGAGTTTCAACCGCAAGAAAAATGCAAGAACTTCAATACGAAGGGGGATTATATGTTGATGGTGTTGATACAACAAACAAATGGAAATGGGACCCAAAAATTAATGACAAAATACCTGGTATTAATTTTAACACAAAAAGGGTTCAAATTATTGCGGCATTTGAGGAAGCGGTTAGACACGGGTTTAAAATATATTCTCATAGGACTTACAACGAAATGAATACTTTTGTTTACATAAACGGAAGACCTGACCACCAAAAAGGACAACACGATGACTGTATAATGGGTTTATCTATGGCAATATACATTGCAGAAAAATCATTTGCGTCTTTAAGTAAAGTTGTTAATCATACAAAGGCAATGTTGAATTCATGGTCTACTGTTATGAGTGAAAATAAAAACACGTCAGAATTTTTTAATCCGATGGTTCCCCAAATGGGAAGAGACCCCCACCTTACGAATAACGGGGCGTCCAAAGCCGATTACCAAAAATATGGGTGGTTATTTGGTGCCAAATAACTATTTATATTATCAAGGTAATAAGTAAACTTATAATATGGCAGAACAGAATATGACGGTTTGGCAACGACTGTCACAAACATTTGGACCGAACTCACTTTTACAACAGGATTATCCAACATTCAAGTTTGATAAAAAGGAACTTCTACGCACAAAAAGTAGAGAAGAATACGAGAAAGAAAAACTTCAGGCACAACAAACTTATTATCTTACTAATCAGTGGACAAAGGTAGAAAACAACCTTTATTCACAAGCAATTTATTATGAACCAACAAGATTATCGGCTCAGTATGATTATGAATCAATGGAGTATACTCCTGAGATTTCTGCCGCATTAGATATCTACGCTGAGGAATCAACAACCACTAATGAAGATGGATTCATCTTACAGATATATTCAGAATCAAAAAGAATTAAAGGTGTGTTGGCCGACTTATTTAATAACGCCTTAGACATCAACACTAACTTACCAATGTGGACTAGAAACACTTGTAAGTACGGTGATAACTTTGTTTATTTAAAATTAGACCCTGAAAAAGGAATTGTTGGAGTACAACAATTACCTACAATTGAAATTGAAAGACATGAGGTAGGTGCAAGTGGTAAAATTGCAACGGACGTAAAACAAGAAGTTGATAAGGATAGAAAGGCTCTACATTTCACTTGGAAGAACAAAAACATGGAATTCCAATCATGGGAAATTGCTCACTTTAGATTATTGGGTGATGATAGAAAACTTCCTTATGGTACTTCTATGTTGGAAAAAGCAAGAAGAATTTGGAAACAACTTTTATTATCGGAAGACGCGATGTTGATTTATCGTACATCAAGAGCACCTGAAAGAAGAATGTTCAAGGTATTTGTTGGAAATATGAATGACGATGATGTTGAAGCATATGTACAACGTGTTGCCAACAAATTTAAAAGAGAGCAAATTGTAGATAGTAAGACAGGTAATGTAGATATGAGATTCAACCAAATGGCGGTTGACCAAGATTACTTCATCCCTGTACGTGACCCAGCAGCACCAGACCCAATTACAACATTACCTGGTGCAACTAACCTATCTGAAATTGCAGATATTGAATATATCCAAAAGAAACTATTAACTGCTCTTCGTGTACCTAAGGCATTCTTAGGATTTGAGGAAGTTGTTGGTGATGGTAAAAACTTGGCACTACAAGACATTAGATTCGCTCGTACAATCAACAGAATCCAAAAGAGTATGTTAGCAGAGTTGAACAAAATTGCAATCGTTCACTTATTTTTATTAGGATTTGAAGATGAATTATCAAACTTTACAATAGGATTAACAAATCCATCAACTCAAGCGGATTTATTAAAAATTGATGTTTGGAAAGAAAAGGTATTGTTATACAAAGATTTGGTTGCTGACCCAGGAAACGGTATTCAGGCAACTTCATCTACATGGGCTAAGAAACATATCTTTGGTTGGTCTGATGAAGAAGTTCGTCTTGACTTACAACAACAAAGAATTGAAAGAGCGGTTGGTGAAGAAC